ATATTACAAGCTGGTTTATTTTTAACATCTGAAACAGCTGACTCATTATCACTTAGAATATCTGACATTTTAGAGTATTCACCAACAAGAGATGCTTTTATACAAGCTATAGGTTCTCACAATGTTGCTGTTTTATCTGAGATGCAAGAGTTACATCTTTACGACTTTGGAATATTTTTAGAGTTAGCACCTGATGAAGAGGAAAAACAACTTCTTGAAAATAACATACAAGTTGCTATCGCACAAAAAATGATTGATCTTGATGATGCTATAGATCTTAGAAATATTAAAAATATAAAACTTGCAAACCAGCTACTTAAAATACGTAGAAAGAAAAAACAAGAAAGAGATCAGCAGATGCAAGAAAGAAATATTCAAGCACAAGCACAAGCTAATGCTCAAGCTCAACAAGCTGCGTCTCAAGCTGAAGTACAAAAGCAACAAGCTCTTATACAGATACAAACAGCATTAGAACAAACTAAAGCTCAGCTAGAACTACAAAAACTTCAACAAGAAGTTGCTAGTAAAAAAGAGTTAATGCAGTTAGAATTCCAATTAAACATGCAATTAAAACAATTGGAGAATCAAACTGTTAATGATAAAGAAAAATACAAAGAAGACAGAAAAGATGAAAGAACTAAAATTCAAGCATCTCAACAGTCTGAATTAATAGATCAAAGGAATAACGCTAAGCCACCTAAGAACTTTGAATCTACATCGAATGATACTATGGGTGGTATAGATTTAGGTTTATTCAATGCCTAAAAATTGTTTAATTTTATAATATTATATTATGTCAGAAGAATTACAAGAAGTTGTAGAGGAATCTACAGTTGACCAACAGACTGAGGAAGTTGTTGATCAAGAAAAACCCGTCGAAGAGCAACCTAAAAATGAGGTTGATGAAGACGGTACTATTAAGTTGGATTTAAGTAATTTAAATAAAATACCAAATCCATCTGAAACTACAGAAGAGCCTGTTGAACAAGAGGCTGAAGAAGTTGTTGAAGAAATTGTTGAAGAAAAACAAGAAGAACAACCTGTATTAGAAGAAATAAAAGAAGAAGAAGTACAAGAACAAACAGAACAATTAGCAGAAGAAGTAGAAGAAGCTGTAACTGAAGCTGAAGAGTCTGGAGTTGATTTACCTGAAAATATACAGAAAGCTGTAGATTTTATGAATGAAACAGGTGGTAATTTAGAAGATTACGTAAGACTTAATCAAGACTTTAGTAGTTTTGATGATGATCAACTGTTAAAAGAGTACTATAAACAAACTAAGCCTCATTTATCAAATGATGAAATTAATTTCATGATAGAGGATAGTTTTAGTTTTGATGAAGATGAAGATACAGAAAGAGATATTAAAAGAAAAAAATTAGCGCTTAAAGAGCAAGTTGCCAGTGCTAAAAGCCACCTAGACGGGCAAAAGTCTAAATATTACGAAGAGATCAAAGCAGGAAACAGGTTAGCGCCTGAGCAAAAGAAAGCTGTAGATTTTTTCAACCGTTACAATAAGGAATCTGAGGAAAACAATAAGGTATTAAACTCTCAGAAATCTATATTTAATAAAAAGACTGAACAAGTCTTTTCTAACGAATTCAAAGGTTTTGAATACAAGGTTGGAGAAAAAAAATATAGATTTAACGTAAAGGACGCAAAAAGTGTAAAGAATACCCAAAGCGACATCAATAATTTTGTTAAGAAGTTTCTTAATGATAAAAATGAAATGAATGATGCTAAAGGTTACCACAAGTCGTTATTTACAGCTATGAATCCAGACATGGTAGCAAACCATTTTTATGAACAAGGAAAAGCAGATGCTATAAAAGATAGCATGTCTAGATCCAAGAACATAAGTATGGAACCTAGAAAAGGTCATGAAAATGTTATCAAAAGTGGTTTCAGTGTGAGATCAGTGCCAAGTGAAAGTTCTAACGATTTTAAGATTAAAATTAGAAAATAACAATTAAAAATTTAAAAAATGGCAATAGCAAGTTCAGGTGCCGCTCTAGCGCACCTTACTCCAAGACCCGTAAAAGATCTATTTGGAGACAATTATTTAAGCATTACCGGGAATGACTTTAACTTTACAAAACAATTCTTACCAGAAGTATATGAAAAAGAAGTAGAAAGATACGGAAACCGTACTATCTCTGGATTTTTGAAAATGGTAGGAGCTGAAATGCCTATGGCTTCTGACGAAGTTGTATGGTCTGAACAAGGTAGAATTCACGTAGCATACGACGATGTTGTTGGTACTGATGTTTCTGCTAACTTACTAACTTTTAGTGCTGCTCACTTAATTAACATTGGTGATACTATCATCGTTAGTAAAGGTGGTGTAACATTAAAATGTTACGTATCTGCTGTTCCTTCTTCAACTACAATTACTGCACAACCTTACACAGCTGCTGATATTTCAGGTATTGGTGCTGACGCTGTTTCAGGTGTAAAAGTATTTGTATATGGTTCTGAATACAAAAAAGGATCTTCTGGAGCTGGTAACACTAAAGATGCTAACTTCACATCTTTTAGCAATAAGCCAATTATTCTAAGAGACAAGTACAGTGTAAATGGTTCTGATACTGCTCAAATTGGGTGGGTTGAAGTAACTACTGAATCTGGAACTGGAGGTTACCTTTGGTATTTAAAATCAGAGCACGAAGCAAGATTAAGATTTGAAGATCAATTAGAAATGTCTATGATTGAAGCAGAGAAAAAAGCAGGATCATCTGCAATTTCAGCTTCAGGAATTTCTGGATCTGAAGGTTTATTTGCTGCAATTAACTCTAGAGGTTTAGTATTTAACAATGCTGATTTTGGAGGTTCTGAAGCTACAGACGGTCTAGCTGACTTTGATTTAATTTTACAAGAATTAGACAAGCAAGGATCAATTGAGGAAAACATGTTATTCTTAGATAGAGGAACTTCTCTAGCTATCGACAATATGTTAGCTGCTCAAAACTCTTACGGTTCAGGTGGTACATCTTACGGTGTTTTTAGTAACAGCGAAGATATGGCATTAAATTTAGGATTTTCTGGTTTCAGAAGAGGTTCTTATGACTT